TCATGGTATCGCTACCGTGATGGTGTCGGCTACTTCGTCAAGACCACGACACTCCATCCCGATGTACGTCCCGCCTTCCGGGCGTTCGGTCTCCCTCGTCACGAACACCGACATGCCGAGGGTGGAATCTAGCAAGCCGGAGGAGCCATCGTTGAAGATCAGCAAGGTGATGTTCATGCCCGTACCGTCCTTCCGCTCCGCTTGTGCTGTGCTGACATTGTTACTCTCCTGCTGAGTGTGTGAAAGGATACTGCCCGACAGTGGGGAGCCGGGAATTGAACCCGGTGGTTTCGCCAAAACCTATTCCATACTCCCCATTCCATCCCCGAATCTACTCGAAGGCCTTCCCCGCCCGGATGAAGTGAGCAGGACCGAATCCGGGGACGTACACCACCTTCGAGATGAATCCCTTCATCCGAGGAAGGCGGTGGTTTGAGAGAACGGGGTGAGGGGAACCGAGGGTGAATCGCTCGTCGTCGATGATGACACCAGTGGGGAAGTGCCCCTTCTCCGTCAGTAGCTGAACTTTCATCTCTTCAACCCTCTTTACCTGAATGGGAAATGAGCAATCCGAAGGATGGATTGCAAGGAGGAAAGAAGTGAATCTCCTCTCCAGCAAAGCGCCGTCTCTTCGAGTCATACAAACCTCCTTGCTCGAAGTATTGCCTTCTCCGCACTAGGAGCTTTTTGAAAAACGACAGTCCATGCCCGAGGAAAGAAACCACACGTTCCGATTTGCCCCTTTGGTCTAACTGCCCAAAGATCATCCCGAAGATGTGTAGCTTCTAACTCCGATTCGATAAACTCTTCCCTCATGATTCCTCCTCTTCCTCGAAGAAACGTGAACCACCCCGAAGAGCCACCGCACTCACACTGTCATACCGAATGGTCTCGCATGCCTCCGCACAGTCCGCTATCACCTGATTGAAGCGTTCATCCCCGATGGAGAGGGCGAACAAAACACGAGCTTTTCCCGCCGGACCGCGTGATACTTCAAAGTCGAATGCGAGTCGCCTGTCATACGAAACTGCGGCAATCTCTCCGACAAGGCGAGGATTGATTACCGTGAGAGCAGTTTTGATTGCACTCTCCTTCTGCTCTCGAGTTAGAAGCTTGTCGAGATTCATTCAACCTCTCACGCAAAGTGTTTTTGAACCTGCAATCCGCCCATCTGGCGGCCGACATAGGCTGTCCCGAGTATCACCCCGAGACAACCGCTTTCCCTACTCCGAGCCAGCATCCTGTCACGATGCCCCATACTCCACGAGGTTAGTTAGTCCCCCGACTGGTTCGTATGGACATTAACGTTGAATGTGTCTTGATTCCATCGTCAGTTAGTTTCAGCTCCGAACATGGACCACCCCTTCTCTCCCGAGAAGTTACCACATTCCGAGGATAGACGATTACTCTCTCCTCACACCAACGTCAATTCTGTCAAAGCCCTTTTCGGGGTTACTGTCTCTCAGGATGTTGCGACCCCGAGAGGTTGGAGGATCGTTGGGGGGAGCAGGTAGTTGCTCCGGTGGTGCAACAGAGAAGATAGTTGGTGCAGGGACGTGGCGCAAGGGCCGGGCAAGGGCTGTGCTGTTGGCCCTCTGCCGCTCTCCATGCGCTTACCTGGCTAACGTGCCAGCCTCCTGCTCGTTTGTGTCTCTCCGGCCAACGTGGGGTGCAGGGAGAGGGGAAACACGCGCACGCGCACGCGAGAGGGCTTCCCTCTCGGGAAGGTGTCCAAACTCTCGGGAAAAGGGTGTGGCATATGGGGGAGCGGCGTGGAAGTGCTAAGTGTTGTTGTGAGAGGGGTTTAGCCGATTTTCTCCCTCCCGGTTTCCCGCGTGGAACAGGTACCCCCCCACCCCCCCCTCTCCCCTGCCTAAACCTGCTGGCACGTTTCTTGTGCAGCAAATTCCCCGACAGATGCAGCAAATTCCCCGACAGAAACCTATCCCCGAGAGATCACCGCTTCTCCCCTAAATCCACAAGCTTCCCTCTCCCGCAGTTGGATAATCATCTTGACAGGGAGTTGGTTTTGCCTCAGTCAGCGAATTTATCTTAGTACTAAAATATATATTACTAAGAGATACTATTAGAGGCAGCAAAAAATGATTTTTAGATTAGGTGAAAAGGGGACGGAATACCCGAAAGGTAGGGGGAAAGGGGGAGGGGGGGTCAAGCTTCCACGCGGAGTTTGGTGAGGAGGAGAGAGAGCCTAAGTGTATGCGGGAAGAGGGTTTGGGCGGTCCACACGGACTCCCCAGCTTCCACCTGCATAAGTTGTTGCAGGGAAGGCACTTAGCTTGCTGGCCGCTGCTGGCACGTTTCTTGTGGCCAGCCCCCAAACCACCTAACTCCTTACACCTCCGTCACTTACGCTCCCCCTCAAAGGGTCATTCCGAGACTGTCAAGGAAAGAGGGAGAGTGTTCGGTGTCGGACCCTTTTCGGCATAGTGGAGAGGGAAGTGTTTTTTGAAATAAATGGAAAAGAAAAAGCCTCCCTCAAAGTGAATTGAGAGAGGCTTTTTCCTTCAAACCATCCCGAGAGGGTTACAGAACAGCCTTCTCCGGGGCAATCCCAAGCTCCTTAGCAATCTCGGCGAGACGGCTCTGAGTGGGCATCTTGCCAGTCTTCGCCAGCTCCAGACCGATAGCCGTCCCGAGAGCAGTGCGCTGCTTCTCCGTCAGACCGCTCTCATGCCTCTTCCCACCACCACCACCAGCCCTCGGGGCACCAGTGATGTACCCTCGGCTATTCGCCTGGGCCGCCTCAACCGCTGCCGTCACCTCGGGAGAGTCCACACCATGTTCAGTGGCAGCATCCCGAACAGCCTTCTTGGGTCCCTGTCGGGCACCCTGAGCATTCTGAGCATTCAGGATGCGAACCACGATCTCCTCAGCATTCTCCTCCGGGTTTAGCGCGCGGAGAGCATCCAGCCACGCCGACAGACTCTCACCCTGGGGAACCTCCACATCATACTTGACCGGCCCGGCCTCCGTCGGCATGACCACCAGGGTAAACCCTGTCGGGAGAGCGCGATCCTTCTTGCTGCCGGTCGTCTCGTTCTCGTTCGCCATTGTCGTGCTCCATCTTGAATGATTGCCCCCTTTGACAGACCGGAGAGTAGGGGGCGGCATTGGCTCCCCGGCCACAAACTCAATCGTCTCAAACAACATCCATCTTCCATCTGGGGAGAACAATAATCTCCCGAGAGGGAAAGGTCAATACGGGGAAGGGGTCAATTTCATACGTAGAAAACGGGTGTTTCCCCTCGGAGATTTTGCCCCATAACGGGCGAGGAGGCGACACCCGGTATGGATGTCGCCCCCTCTGGTCGTTCGGCCCTCTCGGGGCAAGCTAGCGCGGAAGGTTAGACCTTAGCGCATTCCCCGTTTCCATCAACACTGCCTCTACAATCCGGGGGTCGATGTACTCCCGATACTGCTCCCGAAGCCGGAGGAGTGCTTTTGCATCCCTCAACCCTCGCGCAACGATCCTTGAAAGAGTATACAGGTGATCCACTGCCCGGAGTGCAGCCTCTCCATGCTCCTGCTCAATCTGGTCCGCCACTAGGTGGTTCATGCTTCCCTCCTCTGAGTGAATGCCTCAAACCGGGCCGTTCCAACCACATCCTCCAACTCCGACGAGTAGTACGTCGAGGGACCATCCCACTTGTCCCCCACTGGCTTCACCTGCCACTCTCCCTCAACCCGGCGGAGGGAATACCCCAACTTCCGAAGCTCCTCCCTGGCATTCGACACCGGTGTTGCCCGATTGATCCCGCGCTCTCTCTCCTGCATGGCTCTCGCTCCTCTCAGGGATGGACGGTTGAACATCTGGATAGAAGGATAGCACCTCCCCCCAAAGAATGTCAACCCCCTCTCCCGCATTCCATCCCTCGGGGAGAGCATCCTATCCCTCGGGCATGGACCACTTTGCGAATGAGACCCATTCTCATCCACCCTCCTCGGAAGGCTTGACCCGGCACCCCCAAACTGTATTCGCCATGTGGGCGAAATGACACCTCTTTAAGATCCGCAATAAAAATTCAGCTTTCTGTCAAGATCGTTCTCACGAGAACTTCCCTGAAATCGAGTGGCCCTGGTGTCAGGATGGTTTTTCTGTCGGGAACAGTCACAATGGCAGATTGCGGGATGCTACGGGCTCTCGCTTCGCTCGCTCCTCTCTCTTCCAGGTATGGTAATGTGGATGACCCTTGCGGAGTGGCGTTAAACTCGCTATAGTATACGCTACGCCTGCCCGAGCTTAATCGGCTCACCGAAGTCCCCGACATATACCAGTCAACGAAATCCACAATGAGGATTTGACAATGAGTCGTATCTCCCTCGGATCACTGACCATTGCCAGTGGCGGAACTACGTCCGGTGAGCTTTCGTATAATAATACGAGGTTCATGCGGTCGATCTCCATTACAGCTCCAGCAGCCCTTACGGGAACTGTGACTGTCGAGGCGAACTATGCCCGGACAGGGACAGGTGCTTGGGGAACGTTGACGGATGAGTTTGGAGATGATGTAACGGTTGCAGCAGGAAAGGTGAGGGTAGTTCAGCCTGTTGGGGGTGCAAGGCTTCGACTTAAGTCAAGTGGAGCGGAAGGGGCGGATCGGGTATTTTATATCCTCGGAGAGGAGAGAGTCTGATGTTTGAGAACAGTGCAGTTGTGATTCTCGTCGTGATTGTTCTTGTTCTTGGAATCGTTGTCCTTGCAAAGAGGGTTTGAAACGTGAAACTCCTTGCTGATCCCTCATTCATTATTGTTCACACTGAAGGGACGAAGAGGTCCCCGGGTGGGATCGTTCCATTCGGAACAGTAAAGTCTATTCGGGATTGGCATGTGAAGGGGAATGGGTGGGAGGATATTGGTTATCATCTTGTCATTACGAAGGATGGTAAGAGTCATGTTGGAAGGAGACGGGATAGACAGGGTGCGGGTGTTGAGGGCTTTAACTCCCGCGCTCTTCATATCTGCGTTACCGGAAATGCTGACTACATTCCATTCAACCCAAAGCAGTATAAGACGTTGATTGAGTTCCTCGCGAAATGGGCGAATGAACTTCAGATCCCTGCTAGCCATATCCTCGGACATCGTGAGTGCTATGCCTATCCGGGAGTGAAGAATACTGGAAAGACCTGTCCGGGTAAACTGACGGATATGGATGCAATCCGGCAGGATACCACTCGGGCAATGAAGAGACTGAGGATGGGGCATGACTGAGCAGGGAAAGCGGAGGAAGACGTCACTGACAAAGGGTTGGACTGCTATCGAGGATCAGATTGTCATTCTCTGGTCCACCGGGCATTTCTCTGAGACAGCACTAGCTGAGAAGTTTAACCTTCCGGCTCCCTACGTCAAGCAGGTACTGAAAGATCCGAGGGCTGAAACCACTCGGATGTTGGTCAGGGATAGGATTCGCGAGAACCTAGTCCAATCCGTCGAAGGAGAACTGACCTATCTGGCGAGTAAGGCGGTTCAGGTCATTAAACAGACACTTGAGGCAGAGATTTCACCTCTCCATCAGGCAAAGGGGAACCAGGATAAGGTGGCTCTTGCGGTCCTGAAGGGTATGGGATACCTGGGAGATGGGGAGAATCGGGGTGCAGGAGGGTTACAGCTGTCCCCTGAGCAGCATTCTGCTCTCCTCAAAGCCATTGAGAAGTCGGATAGGGTAGCACAAACTACTCCATTCTTCCCTGAAAGTGGTCCAGTTAAGGATGCAGAGCTTGTCAAGGAGCAATAATGGGTACGAAGAAAGTCCCAACTGACAATGATTGGGGCATTCTCCTTGATGAGAAGAGGCTGACTGCGGCGAGAAAGAATGCAGAATCAAAGTATGGGGAACTTGGGAGTGATCAGATAGCGTATTTGAGGAAGAGGGCCAAGTCAGACCTCTTCTTTCTCGCCTCTGGTCCCCTTGAATACGATCTTCTCTCGGAGGGATTGCACGGACATTACGCTAGATGGTTGCAGGCGAACTATGGAGAGCGTTACCGGATGACTCTTCTCCCTCGTGACCATTATAAGTCAACGGAACAGACCATCGCGGACTCAATCCAGATGGCTCTGCCGAATGACGCGAATGTCCAAGCTCATCCGTATCACTTAGGGCCGAACATCAAGCTGTTGCTTTCCCACGAGAACCGTGAATCGGCCTCTCGTTTCTTGTTTGAAATAGCTCAAGCCTTCATGGCTAAACCTCTGATGCTTGCACTCTTTCCTGAGTGCATTCCTCAGCCGAGGATTCAACGAATCAATAAGTATGAGTTGGAATTACCTCGGGAAGCTCACCATAAAGAGCCGACCTTCGACACAATCGGTGTGGGAGGAGCAGCACAGGGAAGGCACTTTAATTGGTTGAAGTTGGACGACCTTGTTGGAGAGGAAGCAAGAGACTCTGAGACTGTGATGAAGAGGGTTTTGATGTGGTTTGACAACATCAACGCTCTCTTGACTCGTCTCAAGATTGATGGATGGGATCTAACAGGTACTAGGTGGGCAGCGAATGATGTTTATTCCCATGCCGTCAAGATGTATGGGGTGAAGAAGGACCGTTCTATCCTGAATGCATACTTCGATGATGATATTGAAAAGATGCAGGATGGTTCTCTTGTGGTATATGCTAGGGGTGCCATTGAAAAGGGCCTTCCCATCTTCCCTGAAGAGTTTACACTTGAAGATCTCAACCGTATTAGGAAGAACCCAGTTGTTTGGGCAGCCCAGTACGCGAATAACCCGAGATCGTCAGAGCTTGTAGAGCTGAGTCCTGCTTGGCTTAAGTTTTACAACGTCAGTCAGAACGGTAAGATCACAGTTTTCGCAGGAGATAACTCGTGGTCCCTCAGATATAGTGATCTCGACATAGTTATCTTGATGGACCCGGCAATGAGCCGGACATCGAAGAGTGACGAGAGCGGAATCGTGGTGACGGGTACCGATTCCAAAATGAATATCTATGTTCTCGAAGCGTTCAAGAAGCGTTTGCGTCCACCGGAGTTGATGGATGAACTCTTCCGACTCTATACCAAGTGGAATCCACGGATCGTCAGTATTGAAGCTGTCAACTTCTCTGAAGTTTTCCACTATTGGTTCGAGGAACGCTGTAACAAACTTCGACTATACCCTTCCCTCCATAAGCATCAGCGACCGGGAGGAAGGAATGCAACCTCGAAGCATGGATACATCCGAAAGCTCGCAAACTACGGAGCAGCAGGACAGATCTACATTCTTGAGGGAATGCATCAGCTACGGGATGAGTGGGACTGGTTTCCTATGGGAGACAGTGAGCACATTCTTGATGCCCTCTCTCAAGGGCCGGAGGTTTGGTCTGCTAAGGTTCAGCGAGCAGGAGTCGAACAGGAGAGAGCTTTGAAGGTACTGGAGGAAGATAGAGACAATCTAACGGGGTATTCGGTGATATGAGTAGTTTTCAATCAGCCCTGCTAGTCGGTCAGTTCTTCGTGATGATCGTGACTCTTGGGGCAGTATTGGTGGCATTTGGTAGGATTTTGGAAAGGTTAGAGTCAGGAAATAAGGCAATGGTGGCACTGGCATTGGTGGTTGAGTCGTTGAAGAATACAGTTCAGGGTCATACAACACAGATTGCTCTTATTGAACAAGCACAGGAAATGCAGGAACAGGGACATATTCACTTTCATCGACGCGCCACCGATCCAAAGCCGGGTGAATAAATGACTCAAAGTGTTCTGTTCGATCCGGCATATGCTGGCGATGTAGCAATACCCGGTCCTCCACCTCAGTCGGATGAGAGTGGTGGTAAGGGTGTTTGGCCACGTATGCTTAAGTTGGATGAAGAGACTGAGGAGAGGCTTGTCCAATTCCTCGATTATGAAATCCAACAGTCATGGATGGAACGGGATCAACTTGTCCTCGACTGGATTCAGTGGCAGAAAGATTATTGGGCTAAGCCTGCACAGACTGTCAAGAACTTCCCCTTCGCCCGCGCTGCGAATGTAGTCATTCCATTGACCGCAATCGCAGTGGAGACAATCTATGCAAGGTTACTTAATACCCTATTCAGTGTTAAACCCTTTTGGTCCATCCGTCCGAGAACTAAACAGTGGATCGACGCAGCTCCGAATGTGGAGAAGTGGTTACAAGCTGAGGTTGAGGATCTCAATAGCCTCGACGTTTATGGTTTCGCCCGAGAGTCTCTTCTTGAACTCATCAAGCTTGGAACCGGAGTGGGGAAGTCAGGTTACGAACGAGACCTTCGCAAAGTCAACGTCGATTTACCTGATGGCAAATCCCAGGAGAAGTGGATTGAAAGGCGGAATC